GACACAATTAAATCGTTCATCAAGCGTGAATCGTACGGTGGAGCCAAGGCCCCGAGAGTGATCTCGACGGTACCTGGTGTCACTAAGCTGGAATACTCCTGCTATACGGTAAGCGCCTCTGAGTGTATCAAGGAACAACCTTGGTATGCCTTCAAGACTCCCAAGGAGATCTCCGACCGTGTCGTGGAAATCACTCATCTGGCAGATGAGATGGTGGAAACCGACTTCTCACGCATGGATGGCCATGTGTGTAACGCGGTCAGAGAGCATCTTGAGGTCCCGTTTATGACGGCTCTCTTCGGAGAAGACGAACATATGCTGGAACTCATGGGGAAACAGCACTCACAGCATGGGAAGCTGGGATCAAAGTCGTACGACAGCGGCTTTGCCAGAGCATCAGGATCACCTGAGACTTCACTGTTCAACACACTCTTGACAGCGAACATCTCATACCTGACGCACAGGAAGCTTGGGGAGACCCCCGAGCAAGCCTACGCAGCTCTGGGCGTCTACGGAGGGGACGATGGCTTGGACCGCAAGCCCGACGGGGTATCTGGTAAGGACTTTGCGAAGGCCTACGAGAACTCCGCCGTTAGTTGGGGCCAGAAACTGACACTGGAAACTAAGAAGTTTCCCGAACCAGTGTCATTTCTGGCACGGTACTACGGTGGCGCCTGGATGGGAGACAGCAACAGCTGTTGCGACATCCTCAGGCAACTGGCCAAGATTCACACTTGCGTGAAACTGGACAGGGACGTCACCGCCGAACAAAAGGCAGTGGAGAAGGCTAGCGCCATCCTGCTGACTGACGCCAACACTCCAATTATCGGTGCAATCGCTGCCAAGATCATCGGTAAGCACGGGACGAGCAAAGCGCTCGCGAAGAGTGCCCTACGCGCAACACGCACGTGGTGGTCAAACTTCGACTCCTGCGACCAATACCCTAACGAGGGGTCTCCCTGGATGGAGGAACTGGTTCACAACCAGATGCCTTACTTCAATTGGGAGCACTTCTCGGACTGGGTGGAGAACGGAGATCCTATGCGCATGCCTGTCTGCCTCGAGGTAGAGCCAGGCAAAATGGAGCGCGACGTCAGGTTCGGTACTGATCCAACTGACCTTTGCTGTGA